GGAAGTTGTTTGAAAGTGCTGGAGTGTAATCAAGAACACCAGCCATTTGCAATGCAGATGCTACGTCTGAAGAACAGATAAGCACGTTACCTTTACCTCTACGAGTTGCTTTAGCGATTGCGTTAGACTCACGCTCCAATTGGAACATCAAGCCTTTGAATTTCTCAACAGACCAACGACCGTTAGCATCAACGTCAAGGTTGAATGTACCAGCAGTTGTAACGTTTTCTTGTGCGCCAACTGTAGCTGTCAAGTTAATTGTACGAACAACTTCACGGTTGATTTCAGCTAAGATTTCTGTAGAAAGAATGTTAGCCAATTCTTGTTCAGCATCCAAACCATGGACTGCTTTCAAGTCTTGTGCAAGTTCCATTGTGTATTCTGCTTTCAAAGCACGGCTCTTAGCAGTAACAGCAATCTTTTCGATGGAGAATGCCATCTCTTGGAATTGGTTACCAGCGCCATCACCTAATGCTTCAGCTTGTGCTGTAGTCATACCAGTGCCACGTGTGTACTCTGTACCAGCAGACAAGTCAGCAGGTGATGCACCTGTTTGATTTGTACCGAATGTAGTTCCGCTGTTTGTTCCAGAGAAAGCTGTGTTAGCTTCGTTGAACAATGCCTCAGTACCACCTTGTGTGGAGAAGCGGCTACGCATTGCAAAGATCAAGCCTGTTGGACCTGTCATTGGCTGAACACCGCAAATGTCGTATGCGATTAAGTTTGGTGCAGAACGGCGAACCAAGCTAATCAAAACTGGATCATAAATGTCAACTGCGCCATCGCCTGCTGTAGATGAAGATGCGCCCATTGAGTTAATAGGTGCGGCTTCAGAAAGCAAAGATGTTTGATTGCGATAACCACCAGAACCCTGTGCATCTTCACGGCAAGCACGTTCTTGGTTCTCAAGAAGTTGCGCCGTTACGGAACGCTTGTGGGAATCCTTGATTGCGGCTAGATCGCCATGGTCAAGAACTGGTGCCCATTTTTTTAAAAGATTTTCTACGCTCATGTTTTTCTCCTTTGAGTATTGTTTAATTTATTTATAAAAACTTATTTCTTGAGTGATCTAGAAATATTTTGTACATAGTGGTTCATCACTGGAGTAAATGATTCTTCAATGCTTGAAGTGTCATCGTCCATTGGAGCCGCTTTTTTAACTGTATCTTGTGTAGATTCATCAAAATATTTCTTTTTTGTCAAAAGAAGTTTTTCTTTATAATCTTGTTCAGAAACGAATTCGATGCCTTCTGCTAGTGATTTCAACTTTGCAGATTGGACTTCGCTAAGACCTTCTGACACATCGTTAATGATATGTTCTTTTTTGTAGATGCTGATCTGTGCATTTAGATTTGCAACTTCAGTTACCGCTTTGTCTAATTCAGACTCAAGTGTTTCAACTTGTTCTGCAAATTCTTCAACAACATTTACTTTGTCTTCTGGAATGTCAACATAGTGTTCTGTGAATAGATTTTTAAGTCCAATCATAAAATCTTCAGCTAACTCAGCTTTAATGCCTTTTTCGATAGCTAGTTTGTTGTCTTCCATCCATTCAGTAACAACGTACTCAAGGTATTCATCAACTTTTGTAACCAAATTTTCATTGATTGAATTGACTTCTTCTTCGAGTTTAGTAGAGTATTCTTCTTCTAATGCTGTTTTAGCTTCTTCTACCTTAGCAAAAATTGCCGCTTCAAAGATAGCTTTAGCACTGCTTTTGAATTCTTCAGAGAGAGATTCGCCAGAGAAAATAGCATCAATGTCTTCTTTCATTTTTGCTTGTTTTTTCTCTTTCATCATCTTTTCCTTTTCATCATCAGGCATTTCTTCATCATCACCATTTTTCATCTCTTTGGATTTTTTCTTTTCGATGGCCGCTTTTAGTGCAGGTGGAAGTTCTCCTTCCAACAACTCATCATCCTTGTTATTTACATCACTCATAGTAGGTCTCCTTTATACGATATTTGAAATTTATTGGTATAATGTATTTATACAAAATTATAGTTTGGACATGAAGTCTTTAAATACTTTTATCATGTTTTCTTCTAAATCTTTCTTAGAAGACTTCTCAATGACTTGTCTCTGTGATGAAATATCGGCTTCTCTAATGATTCCGTTATCCCAAACCCACGCTTTGTTTTCCATAATACCACGAACATATGCGTCTGGTGCTGAAGGGTCTGCTACAATATCTGCACATGTCGCCAGATAGAAGTCATTGCCCACAACTTTAACGCCATTCTTACCTTCAACGAGACTACCCAAACCGCGGGTTGATACGCCTACAACAGCGCCTTCAGCCATCAAATTCTTTACGATATTGCCGTATGGTGTGTCCATGATTTTTGCTTTGCCGATGAAGTTATTTCCATCTTGACGCAAACTCTTAGTAATGTGTGACACACGCTCTAAGTTAATTGTTGGTCCATCTGGATGACCCAACTCGCCGTATGCACGATTCTTCATTACATACTCAGCAACATATCTATCTGTTTCTTTTTGCAAAACTTCTAGCGGATACATTCTCTTATTTCTATTCTCTTGTTCCGCTTGCATGAAGATGCCTTCGATGTAAAAACTTTTACCGCCAGCTTCGTTAGCTTCAGTAATGATATTTACTTGTTCGTTAATTTCTGTGATTAGTCTCATTTTAGTCCCGCCGATGTTCTTTTTCTGAGTGATTTTTGTCGCTTGCGTAAAGCTAGTGCAAGTTTTGGCGCACGTTTTCTAGCCGCTTTAACTTGAGCAAGTCTACGATGCATTTTTTCTTGTGAAGACATTCTTACAAGTTTGCCTCCTAAGACTTTATATCCTGGTGTTGTTGATACAAGTTTTCTACGCTGAATAACTCCAGCACGTACTCGATTAACTTTAGCAAGTCTAGCTTCGTCTAATTCTTCTTCAGACAGAGATATAAATTCTTTAAATTTTAACATCAGGTTTGGCCATCATCCGTAGTTTCACGGCTAGCATAACCGGCAGTTTTCTTGCCTTCCATAACAATAGTATATGTTGCGCCCGCAACAAAGCCTAATGTCGATAGGTAAATGTCACCAGTTGTATTTGCTGTTGTGTTTACAAACGGTGTTGTTAAATTTGTTGCCAAATCAAATGTGCCAGTGCCAGTAAGTATTGCAAAAGTATTTGCACCTGTTCCGCCCCACATCAATTTAACTTTAGAGTTTGCACCTGCAATAGTCCAAGCAATCTTGTTAACTGTCAATCGCTGTGATGCGCCGTCACCAGTTGATGCAATCAAAGTGTTTGCATTAATTTTTCTGATGTTAGCTTCACCAGTGCCGTCTGATTCATTTGTAAATGCATACGCCCACGCAGACGCATGGTCTTTTAATTTTGTTGAGATTACTGAATCTGCCATTTTATTCTTCCGCTATAGTTTTTGCGAATGCTAAAAGTACTTCAACGTCTTCTTCTAACTGAGCCAAAAAGATTTCTTGATTGCTTTCATCTAGTCTATCGTAGAGATTAGAAAGTAAATCAACATCTTCGTTCTTTAAAGCACCACGATCTTTTGCGGCTTGAAGCATTGCTAATCTATCTCGAACACCTTTAATGCCCGGTTTGATATCTTTAGCGGCTTTCTTTTCGGCTGCGTTAGGATTGCTGATGTGCTTCATTGTAGTCTTAGACTGATGACTAGGAACTTCTTCACCAAATGCTTGCTTGTTATCAAGTCTATTGCCTTTAGTTTTGACTTCATCAGCCGCATATGCCATTTTATTGGCAATGCCGTCTTTATACTTAACACGCTCTACTTCATCCAATTGAATGAAAGATTTAAAAGTTTTCATCTACGTTTTCCTCTGAACTTGATTGAAATTCTTCACTGTCAGATGCGATTTCTACTTCGCTATCTTTAAAAATTGAACTAGCTAGTTCCATTCTTTTAACTTCAACGTGATTCTGAATCTTATCATTTAATGCATCAAGAATAGAGTTTTTGAACTCTGAAGGTCTTGCATTAAATGCGTGGTGAATCGCTGTTTGAATATTTTCCATAGTGTATCTCCCTTGTTTGTCTATTATTTATACTTTATCAGTTTTTAAGTATTGTAATACGGTATTTTGTAATCTTTACCTGCTATGTTAACTGATAAGAATCCTTGTGGATTTGAAGGCAAATCTGCCGATCCAAATGATGCGGTATTTGATGCTGTGCTTGCTGGATTAATTCTAATTTGTCCAGCAATAACTCCAGCATCATTGTCTCCCATTTTAGAAATATTGCCATCCTTAAATACAAGCACTCTATGGATGTTATCAATAAATTGTGCTGTTCCAAAGTTTGCTGTTGTTGCAATGCTTAAAGGACCAACAATATACTTAACGCTTGGCTCTGGAATTACTAATGTTGATGCTATCGATGGGAATGGAACATCTTCAATTTCCATGTTGAGTTGAAGTGTGCCAAACTCAAGTGTACTGTCGATAGAATTTGTTCTTATGTTTCTAGATATAAATGCACTACCAAACTCAACTTCAGTACCGATAGAATTTGGATATACTGAGAATTCAACTTCACTTGTTGAAAACGCAAGACTAGAAGCAATTGAATAATCTAATGAAGCAATTACATCCGAAATTGATGTGCTTGCATAATTTTGAATTGGGTATATTGAAAGTGCTTCAATTCTATCACCCAATAAAACGTTCTGATTGTATATGAACTGCGTAGTACCAAACGCTGTGGTTGCAGTTATTGAATTTGGATATACAATCGAATTTAATTGTGCAGTACCAAATAAATTTATAGGTACAAATTCATCATCAAATTTTGTAGTCTGATATTGAAGTATTGTGCTATTTTCAAATAGACTAACTTCTACATTTGCGTATAATGTTGGCGTCTGTGTTACATATAGAATCGTTTTAGCATCACCGAATTGTATAGATGGCCTTATAGCATAGTCAAAGTCTTCGACAGTAGACGATGAGTATGTCTGAATTGGTACAGCGTTTACTGTATCAAGTATTCCTTCTAAACGAATTAACGCCATATCATTACAATTTTAATTATCTAATATTAAAGAGAGAAAATCTTATTTGCACCGCTAGAGAATGCTACAGTAATGTCACCGCCGTTAGGTAAAATTGGCAAACCAGTTGCGCTGTCAATGTAAGCAATCAATCTAGATGTTCCTTGAACTCCAGTATCTGCAAATATGATAAGTGCCTCACAGTTTGCACCAGAAACTGAAGTGAATGTTGCGTCATCTGCATCAAAAACTCCACTGGTAATTGTTTTGTTTGATAATGTTGCAGTAGAAATTACAGCAGAATTCGACACATCACTACGATATTGATGTGATGTGCTATAACTATAAACACCAGTATCAATAAGTGCCAACGTGATTGTGTTAGCCGACATATTGATAGCGCCGTTTAAAAATGCTTCTTTTGCTTTTGGGTAAAGTGCGTTTGCCATGTAGATTGCTCCTTAATATTTTATATCTATTTATAAAACGACTGGTGTTCCGATTTTTACAAATACTTTTGTTGCTGATAGTGCATAGCCAATTTTAAGTGAAAATTGTGCGCCATCAATGGTAGAACTTGTTACGATTTCTCCATTTGACCCCAAATATAATGTTTGATCTGGAGTCCAAGTCCATGCTGGATTTGTGAGTGTTCCTAATGTAACAGTTTGAGTGTTTGCATTTAATATACCAACAACTTTATTCGCTTGAGTTGCATCTAATGTTGATGCTAGAATTGTTTCAGAATTTGCATTAATCGCAACAACTTTATATGATGCCGCATTATTGTTGCTGAATACAATATTTAACGAATCTGTTGTCGCACCTGTATTTGCTTGTGCGAATGCAGAATTTGCTATACTTAGTGCTGTGTTTGCTGTTGCGAAAGCGGCTGTTACAGATGCGCTATCTGCGCCTTCACCGCTTATAGTTATTTGAACATCCCACGCATAGCCATTCCACTTCCAAGTCTTACTGCCGACTGTGTGTGTTTGATTTAGTGTGGGTGATACTGGAAAATTAAGTGCCATGTTATGCGCCTCTAATCATACTGCCGCTGAAATATGAAATGGGAGAACCTGCTGTAGTATTTCTACTACCACCACTACTCTGTTGTATATAAACTTCAAAGTGATCGGTAGACCCGTTAGCGTATGCTATGTCAGATACACTCATTGAATAGAAACTAGCACCTTGTTCTGTTCCAGATTGATTGTGGCCACGGGCATATTCTGAACCATTTTTGTAAAGAATAATCATACATTCGCCAGTGCTAGAAGTACCATCAATACGAACTGTAGCGTTAAACTGATAATATCCTTCTATTGTAGGTGTGAATCTACTGCTTGCAAAATTATTGTTGGTGTCAAAGTTTTCGGTACCAAATGTTACTTTTTGTTGACTGCCTGATGTGATAGCCTGTCCAGTTGCTACATATGCTCTAAACGCAGGACCATTGACTGCTTGTTTACCACCAACAGAGATTGGACCAGGAACACTTAAACCACCAGCATTGGTTAAACTGAATAAATTAGCATCATAAGCACTATTGATAATCTCTAAATCACCAGTGCTATTCAAACGAAATGTTTTATTAGGATTAGTTGCATCACCAGAAGTGTTTGTGACTTTTAAGAAGTCTGCGTATCCAGTACCACCCTGTGTGTTAGCGGCATTGATTGTTATAGCAGAACCAGTTGCTGTGTCTGGAGTATAAGTTATATCAACTGTGCCTGGAAATGTTGTGCTACCATCTGCACCAAATGTCCAGTTTTTCGATACTCCTGCGGTATTGGTCCTAATGAGTATGTTTGTATGAGCGTATAACTCAGCACTTACCAACCCCATAAACAATGCAGTAGAATCATCATTAGTAGTTGTTAGATATGCGGTATTGGCTCCGTAAGTAGTAAAGTTTAGTTTAGAATTTCCTAATCCAATAATTGGTCCTGCTACTGTTAAGTTACCATTTTCACTAAGACTAACTGTACTAGCACCGTTGACTAATTGACTGGTGCCAGTATTTGCTTTAGTGAATGCTGAGTTGGCAGTAGAGAATGCACTATTAGCAATTGAACGTGCCACGTTATCAGCACCACCAGTGTTGGCTTGTGCAAATGCTGATTGTGCAATACTTAATGCAGAGTTTGCTTGCGAAAATGCACTAGCCGCTTGATTGTTTGCTGTTGCCGCATTTGTAGTAGCGGTATTCGCTTGATTGAATGCGGAGTTAG